ACTGCAAGGGAGCGACTCCCAATTGAAATCAATCGGCGGCTTAGAGAAATCATTCTTGCGGCCAGTGGACAGATTAAACTAAGAGCATCAAGGGAGCTAGGCAAATGACTCTACTAAAACGCAAGCGAGTATTGGCGGCAAAGATCGAAGCAACACCGGGAACGGCGGAGGCTTTAACGGCATCCGAAGCGGCTTTCAACTGCTATGACATCATGATCCAGAGCGAAACGGAACTTGAGGCCAGGGAAGGTCAGGCATCTTTCGGGATGCGTGCTTCGGTTCCAGGTAACTACAAGGGCAGGCTCACATTCAAGCATGATGCGTCTTGGGATGGCACGGCTACCGAGCCATCATGGGCCGATACATTCCTTCCTGCTTGCGGGTGGGTCAAGTCCGGTCAAGTGTTTACACCTCGGACGGAAGCCCCAGGGACAAACGTAAAGACCCTCACGATGGCAGTTTATATCGACGGCGTTCGTAAGCTTTTGCGTGGATGCGTTGGAACATTCAAGATCAACTGCCCAACAGGAAAAGCGGCTTTCCTTGAGTTCGATTTCATGGGTGTTTGGGAATCGCCGACTGATACGGCCATCCTTGTGCCTACCTATCCGACGGCAAGCCCATTGCGGTTCGCATCATCGACGACGACGTGGAACAGCGTTGATCTTGCAGTTGAGAACATGACGCTCGATAGCGGCAATACGATGATGCTTCGGGAAGATTCTAGCAACGTCGCAGGGCTCAAGTGCGGACTCATTACCAACAGGCTCATCAAGGTCACGGGGAACCCTGAGGCCAAGCTTGTTGCTACCAATCCGGTTTACGCCAAGATGCTCGACATGAGCGAGCACGCTCTGACCTGGGATCTTGACGGGCCTACCAACAGCAAGATAACGATCGCTTGCCCAAAGGCTCAGATCGTCGGCTTGACCGAAGCAGATCGAGAAAACATGGTCACTGATGAAATCGAGTGGCAAGGAAATCGAAACGGGTCATCCGTCGATGAAGAATGCTCGATCACCTTTACAGCGGCAACTTAATAGGCATCGGAGGTAACGTGCCAATCTTTTTAGAACCAGATCAAAGCTTTTTGGTGGTGCTTGCATCCGACAAGGACAAGCCCATCGAATCGCGACCAGTGTTTCGCGTCAAGTCTCAATCGATGCGGCATCAACGCAGATTGCTTGAGATTATCGACATCATCCACAAAGATGGCGTGACTGTTGACGAGATATTTGACGCAACCATCGAGCAACTAAAGCGGGTTGTTTGTGGTTGGTCGAACATGGGGCAACCGTTTAGCGTCGATGCTCTCGATGAGCTGTTGACGTTTAGCGAAGCTAGAGAGTTGCTTTCGCTGTGTGCGTACAATCAGCGAATGGATGACTCCGAAAAAAAAGACTGAGAGTCGCGGCATTGATACGGCAGGGATTGCTCTGTCGGCATTGCAGCGACAAAGAATGCAAAGACAAGGGAACGAGCCATGAACCGATCGAAATCGAATGCACAGCTTGCAACGGTGGCGGATGCGATCAATGCGATCAAGGCATCTTTCGCGTTGAAGGTTGCCCCAATCGATATTGCGATGGTCTCGGGCAATTCGTCGAGTTGGTTGATCTGTTCGATGAGGGCTTGCCACCTGTAGCGGGTGGGGCGCTTGATCAGGCGGTTAGTTTCCTTGAGGCGGCAAGACGGTTTAAGAACGAAGAACAACGAGCAAAAGCGGAGCGAGCATAGATGGCAGGCGATGCGGTCAAGATCGTTATAGCGGCGGAAGACAAAGCATCCGCACAGGCGATGAGCGCAGCCAAAAACATCGAGGCATCCGTTAAGGGCATCAAGGAGACCGGCCAAAAGGCTAAAGCCTCGACCGAGTTTATCGGCATTCTCGCTGGTCAACTTGGCGGCGGTCAGCTTGCGTCAGCGGCTCAGCAAGTCGCAGCTATCACAGAAAAGGTCGGCCAGTTCGCTGAGGTGCAAAAGCTAGGCGGGGCCGGTGCTAATCTTTTTAAGGCTGGTCTCGCGGCTCTTGTTGGCGTAATGTCGTTTCAGTTGGGCAAGTCGATCGGTGAAATGATCTTCGGAGTCGAGGAGGTTAAGGACGCACTTACGGAAGCAACGGAGGATGCTGATAGGTTCACGTCAGCACTGAACGAACTCTCCAACAAGAAGTTCGGCGAGACTCTCGAAGATATTTCGCTTGTTCGAGATCCAAAAGCCAAGCAGCAGGCGGCTTACGATGCTTTCCAAGGCATCCAAAAGGAGCTCAATAAAGCATACGATGGGATGCACTCAAGGCTCACGCAGATCGATAAACTCAAGTCGCAATTCGATCCGTTTGGAGGTAACACCGACGCGATCAATCAATTGCAAATAGAGGCGAATTCTCAGGTTGAAATCATCAACAATCTTGAGAAACAAAAGCAAAAGATGGGCGAGTTGTTCGGGCCAAGATCGTTGGAAATTCAGGCGATCAAAGACAGGCAGAAAGCAGAGGACGAAGCAGCGGCAAAAGCCAAGCAGATTAAAGACTCGGCACTCAATCAACTGAAAAAAGCCAACTTTCAATACATCGAACTTACCAAGGGTATCGAAGCATCAAGGGAGGCTCAACTTGCCGACGAGGGAATCGTTGGTATCGATGCCGAGCGAATCATCTTGGCCGAGCGCGCAGCGGACATCGCCAAGAAGAACGCCGAAGATAAAAAACGAGCCGACGACGAAGAACAAGCAAGGCTCAAGCGGGTTGCTGACTTGCAGGCTAGTGAAACTCAAAGACTCGAAGAACAGCGGATCCTATTGACGCAAGGCGAAGAAGCTGCGAATCGATTTAGGCTTGTCCAAGATGGACTGTCGGAAGATGCAGCAGCTAGGATCGCAGCAGAGCAATCGGCATTAGACAAGCAAAAGAAACAAAGCGAACTAGCCAAGAAGCTTTCCGAGAAGCCTCAATTGATGGCGGTCGAGCAACGGCTTGTGATGCGCGGTGCTTCTGAGGACATCCAAAAGGATATTGCATCCAATACACTTAAGACGGTCGAAAAGCTCGATCAAGTAACCGAAGCAATCAAAGCGATGCCGAAACAAGGTGCTGAGAACAATCTGCAACTGGAGTTTGTTTCGTGAGTAACATCATCGAAGTAACTGAAATGTGGAGCAAGCCGGTTTCATCGGTCACGCTATCGGACAATTTCCGCAAGCGACAGATCAAGCTTCAGCGAGCGTTTCAAATCCTAACGACTCCACAGGCTAAAGAGGTCGATTGTTTTTCATCGACCGGCATCCTAGAAGGAGATCGATTCTCGGCAGACTTTCCGTATGCTTTCGCTGACAACTTTTCCTTGAGCCGGCAAAGCTTGATCCTATGGCAACTCAACATCGACTACACCGGCGAACTAGGGCCAAGCGAGAATGAGGACAATCCGCTATTTGCTCCACCTCGAATCGATTGGGACGACGTTGAGACTGAGGAAGAAACAGACGAGGATTGGGACGGAAACCCGATCCAGACGGTTAACGGTGAGCCGATCGAGGGCGTTAAGACCTTGCTACCGGATCAGACGGTCACGATCAAACGGAACATGCTGATGTTTAATCCGTTTATTCAAGCTTCCTATCGCCGGTCGGTCAATTCCGATGCGTTTTTAGGATGGCCACCTGGAACAGCCAAACTGATGAAGCTTTCGGCATCCAATGTGGTCACGCCTCAGCTTGCCTATTGGGAGGTCACGGGACAGATTCGATTTCGGTATCCATACAGAACCACGAACGAGAAAGCGTGGTATCGTCGGACTCGGCATCAAGGATTCTATAAGAAGATCGAAATCGACGATCCTGCCAACCCAGGCGAAAAGAAAAATATCATTGTTCGAGCCCTCAAGGGCGGAGAACCGACAAACCGTCCGGTTTTGCTCGATGCCAACGGTTTCGAGATACCACAGACCGAAGGTCAACAAGTGCAAGCACATTGGCTAGAATTTAAGATTTACAATCCACTTCCCTACGGAGCACTCGGACTACTATGACAACGATTCCTGATATTACGATGGTTCTTCCTCCCGAGGTCATCACCAATTACACGATCGCGGGCAATGCGGATATCGCCTATACCAAGATCGCCCAGCGGGTCTTGGCTGAGTCCGTTATTCCGTTGACGCAGGCTAGGGTATGGGATGCGACGCAAACCAACTTGCCAGCGACACCGGCCAGCGATGATCTAGGGCTAGTCTCAGGCACCTGGGGAACGAATCCGGTCAGAATTACGGCTGGTGACGTAAAGGCTCTAGGATCGACGACTAGGCGGCTCTATTTGGCCATTCCTATCCCCTCGAACTATGAGGACGGCCAGACTATCCAGCTAAGAATCCGAGCCAAGATGGAGACAACCGTTGCCGACGTATCTTGCACGATCGATGCAGAGGCTTATGTCGGCTCGGATGGGTCTCTTGGGTCGGAGCTTGTCACGACTCCGGCAATCTCGATGAATAGTTTGTCAGCGGCCAACTACGATTTCACGATCAACGCTACGGGCGTGGATCCTGGGGATCTGCTCGAGGTTCGCTTGAGCATCGCGTCGAACGACGCAGCAACGGCCACGGCGGTTACTCCGGCGATCTACTCGGTCTCGTTGCTCTGCGATACAAGGGGCTAATCAGTGGCTCAGCAGATCGGAGCTTACACGCCAAAACAGGCTAAACGTATTTGGGATGCGGTGCAAGCTTTCGAGCGATCAGGCACAGCGTCACAAGGTCAGTTTTTGCCTTACACGCCAACTCCGATCTACTTTGTCAACAAGTCAACCGAGACGATCCCTCCTTATGGTTGCATCCAAATGATCGGAGCGAGCGACATCGACGGGACGACCTACCTCGAGGTGGATCGGCCATTCGACTACACCGATTCGGTAATGGGGCCGTTCTTGCTCAATGGGCCAGGTGAGTGCTTGCCCGATGAAATCGGTACGGCTCAATGGGGGCCAGTGTTTAGAGCTACCAAAGACTCATCGACCTACACAACCGGAACTCGGATGGGGCCGGTGACATCATCTTTCGATCTGTCGAAGGGTTGCTTGTTCACTTACATCGGCGACGACGAGCAAGAGGTCGATCTAATCAAGGTCATTGCCTGCGAGACTCCATTGCTAGCGGTGGCTGGATCGGGCATCTCGGCGAACAGTATCGGGACAGTAACCGCGAAGGCTCCTGGCTCTGGTAATTGGACAGCGGGAAGCGTAACATACACCGCATGGAATCCGACCGGCGTTGCAATCGGTTCAGCGGCTCTTGTGCTGCTGTTTCCAGTCGATGCCAAGTGGCTTGCTGTGGAGCTCTGCTAATGGGTGGAATGGGTCGCTGTTGTTGCACTTGCGATTGCTTGCCATTGGAGGACTTACCAACGGTAACCATTAGCGGCTACACGGGTGGCGGTTGGAGTGGCGATTGTTGCTATGAGCAAACATTTACGCCAAACAGTACGCCAAGTTGGTCTAAGTCTTGTAGCGGGATGCTTTATGAATCGTCCGAGTCTTACAATTGCGTGACTCAACATTGGATCCAAAAAAGCCCGGATTATCGCGGTTACGAAATCTTCCCGGGTGGGTGCGATGAGATACCGGAGGATTATTGCTGCTATGAAGACTCCGAGCATATCGCGACAACGACAACAGAGCAAACATCATCTGAGAATGCTTTCCTTGCTGTTTGGCGACGGGTCAAGTATATCAAAGTTCGGGTCAGTCAAGAGGAAGTTGATTGCAGCGGGGTCGAAGGGGAAACTGGAGGATGCAAGATCGTTATTCGATCGCGATTCGTTTATGAATGGGTATCTAAAGTCTACATGGATGAACGCGACATTATTGAGCAAAGTGTGACTATGGTTAACACTACATGCTTCGAAGCTAATCCTCTTTACACCTACGAGGATGCAGAGCCTGCTTTGATGACCTGTAGCGATGTTCCATCGGATCCACCAACGGACGAAAATTACGCTTGTATCTACGGTGGTGAATTCTATTTTGATCGAGTGAAATACTTCGATGAAATGCCGACTGGAAACCTTACTTTTGAGAACACAGATATTCCAGGTTGCGACTCCACATCATGCGACTACGAACCTTACAGCTATGTCTCGTCAGTTTGCATTTACGGGCCATCGACGGAACTTGATGATAACGAGTGCGAGTTCTATTTGTCTTGCTATTGCGTATCTCCGCCAACGCAAAGAAGCGTAACGCTAACGCAAGAAGATACAATTTGCGAAGGTAACTCAGTAACCGAGGTAGGGCCATGCGATCCAGCGGAAGAATTGCTTTGCAACACACTGACGACATCATGCCGAAACCCAGGCGATCCACCGAACTTTTCCTACGATTGCAACGACGGGGAGTCGGCAAGTATCCTTGGGTATATCGACACAACGGGACGATTTGGGTGCAACTTTCCTGACGGCGAAAGAGGCGGAAATATTCCCGAGCCTGCTTACAGCGGGCCGTTTTTTTTGTTCAATGGGTGCGGTGGTGGTTTTTCTCCTTATCAAAGCTTGCCAGGGTTGGGAGGGGAGGTTTATCCTTGGGTGCGTACTTACGAATGTACCGAGATCGCTTGCGATGAGGCTTGCTGTCGATTCTATGACGATTGCCCGAATTGCTTTCCCGATGGTGTTTGCTTAGAGCTATACGAGCGTCCTTGGTCAACGGTTACTTCCCATACTCGCTCCCAGACTTGCACAGGT